CTGTTGCTAGAAAGACACGTGGCGAAGTTCAGGCAACGTTTTTTTGAAACAGGTATTTATGAAATGGATGTTTTTGATAAAAATGAAAAACTTTTAATTTCGTCTTTTGAGGTCGTATGAAGATAGATAAACCAGCAACTTGTATCTCTGTCTATAGGGATGTTTTTGAGCCAGATATGGCCAAAGCGTTCATAAAAATGCTTAACGAAGAGATAGATAACGAGTGGTCCGAGCTGACGTGGGGTTCTTCCGGCGTTGGACAGGGAACGGTAACTCAATACAGGACATCTTTGTCATGTTCTTTGGTTCCACTGATGAAGCCATACCCCGAAACGGACTTGTCTAGTTTTTTCAAAAGAACAATAGGAGACTTTGTTTCCGAGGTCGCCGAGGATTATAGGAAAGAAAATCTAATAGCAAATGCCATATTTGAACCGTATCAGGTTTTAAAATATCTACCGGAATCCGAGTACCACGCACATTACGACCATTTTCGCGACAACGGACGGGTATTTAGTATGGTGGCAAATTTGGTATCTCCAGATTCCGGTGGAAGTCTGGAATTTCCCATGTTTGACACCACGGTCGAGTGCGAATCTGGCTCTGTCGTTATGTTTCCTAGCAATTTTCCATATATGCATATTGCTCACCCGGTTCTGTCTGGAACAAAATATTCACTGGTTACGTGGTTTAGATGAGTGTTTTTAGTTATTTTGCAAATCAATTCAGGTCGATAGGAAACATTAGGAATAGTCGACCATGGAATGGTGCCGAACTCAAAGAACAGGACTATCAGGACCTTGTTGACGCTGAGTACGACGAGATGGAGTGGGTTGCAAAAAAATACGACCTAACCCAACACGCAGTTATAGACTCCGATGGTGATAAGTTTAGATGCGTTTTCATGTCAACGCCAATGCCGTCGTTTAAACAAGAGGAAGATGATGATTAGTTATTCACTGGAAGACCACATGCAGTATGTGGAAACAAGAATGATTCGTATATGTGGTCTTGCTGGGGTTGCAGATATGACAGTAACTGAAGAAAACTATAAAGATGTCAAGAACGGGCTTAAGTCAAATTTAAGTGCCGCTGAATACAATAGGGCCTATGGCGAGCTAAGGCATCTCTATTTTGCTAAATTCCTAGCTCCACTGATTGAGGGGTCGGAAAATGCCTAACTTTACAATTGAGGAAATGGCAAGAATAGCCAGGTCCATGCATAGCAGGCAAGCGTCTGATGTTGTTCCAGTATTAAATGATTCTCAACTTAAAGACGTGTATTCAAAAATGCGTTCTGTATACGACTCTTCCGGCATACCTCTTGAACGTGTGATATTTGTTGACGAGTTTCATTCTTTCATTTTGGGTTCAGATGATAATGCTGAATTTAGAAACCTTATTGCCGCATCTGTCGACATCGTAGAAGCGCTTGTTAGGATGAGAAAGCCAGGCTCCATGTTCATGGTCGGAGCATTAGAAAGCCTAACAAGAATTGCCCCAATCGTAGAAAACGTAACAGTTTTAAATACGGTTATAACGCAAAGCGTATGCAAATACGCAAACCCTTCTCTTTTTGAAAATTTTACGACCGTAAAATATTCAGAACTAGAGTCTATTGCGAATACTCAAGATATGGCGCTTGTCTACTGTCAGTCTCTTGGGTTCAATGAGCACCTACTCAACGTTGCTATTGAATCGCTCAAAGAAGACGGCGTGCTAATCGTTTCCAATGCATCGGATTTAGGAAACCTGTACGAAAATGGCGATGAAACTGGAGCATATTTAGTTCATCAGCAGGTATTAAATACCGGTCTTTTTACCTCTTTCCACATACCAACACAGATAGCGTTCACTGTATATGTCAAACACGGTAACTAAAGAAGACCTAATAAGTATTAGGACTGGAAATTCTGGGGAAAAACCAAACTCCATAGGCATAGTCGGCTCCGGTACGGCCGGACTCATAGCAGCGTTATTGCTGAGACGCGCTTTCCCGTACTCAGACATAACAATAATTTCCTCTTCTAAAGTTGGAATTATTGGGGTTGGCGAAGGTTCAACGGAACACTGGCGTCAGTTCATGGAAATATGTGAAATCCCGCTTGAGGAAATGCTTATAGCAACTTCAGCAACACATAAGTATGGAATTAGATACGAAAACTGGTGTAATAAAAACCCTGACTACTTCCACAGTGTTGGCCACATAGATGACATTTTTGCTTTTGGATTATACGGTGTTTACATGGGCCTGCTAGAGCAAGACAGGCTTTTTACTCCAAACACATCAAGCGTCGGTCTTGTAAAAGACAAGATAAGCAGAAATGGACTACATAAAAGTACTAACCAATTCCATTTTGACACGTTTAAGCTAAACGAATATTTTACTTCACTAGCTTTTCAAAGGTCTATAAAGTTTGTTGACGGAGAGGTTGGCAATGTCTTACTTAATGCAGAAAACGGAAACATAGAAACAGTAAAAACCGTTCAGGGCGATGAAGTAAGCGCTTCATTTTGGTTTGACGCTAGCGGCTTTTCGCGAGTTCTAATGAAAAAACTTGATAACAGTGATTGGGTATCGTTTAGTAAATATTTGCTTAGCAATACAGCAATACCGTTCCCAACGGAAAGCGACCCAAACGGAAGAATACGAGCATATACAAGAGCTCGCGCCGCATCTTCTGGCTGGATGTGGGAAATACCAACTCAGGAAAGAAGAGGGAACGGCTACGTTTTTTGTTCAGAATTCCTCTCCACGGACGAAGCTGTAGCCGAAGCAGAAAAAATGAGTGGTTATAAAATAGAAAATCCTCGAGTTATTTCTTTTGAAGCTGGATATCTAAGAAATGCATGGGTAAAGAACTGCATCGCAGTCGGACTGGCCTCATCTTTTGTTGAGCCACTGGAGGCAACAAGTATTGGTTCAACCATCCAGCAGGTAAGGCAATCAATTCCATATATTGCGGCTTATGCTCCAGGTAATTTTGCATCACAAAAGCACTTCAACAAAGCCTTTGACAAGATGATGAGAAACATTTTGACAATGATTAGGCTTCACTACCACACCGACAGGAAAGATACACCGTTCTGGATGGCAATGTCAAACATGCCAATAAATGAAGAGCTTCAAGAAATACTTGAGCTATGGGCGGAGAGACCCCCGTCTCGATATGACTTTGATAGCAACTCGGGTGAAATGTTCCAAACTCCACACATCGCCCACGTAGCTCAGGGTCAGGGTGTTATCAGCAAAGAGGCATGCACTAGAGCAATGAACATGATGTCACTGCGGGAACAAATTTTTTACGAAATAGATACCATGAGACAAAGCAGACATAATCATGAGCTAGTAGACCATGCAACAGCATTAAGAGAGCTCACATCAACAGACGAGGCATGGTTGTATAAATGACATACAAGCTACCACCGGTAAAACCCGGACAAATTAGGTTTACGCCAACAGACAATAGGCTTATGGACTTTGCTCCATATGTAAATAACGTAACCAACCAACCATCATGGTTCAAGCGCATAGGAAAACACCAGGGGTCAGTTAGGCGTTGTGCTGGAACAATCGATTACCTTGCCGCAGGCATAACGCTACCAATCTGGACTAATTATAGGTTTAGGCCCGATAACAGGGGTGCGTGGGAAACCGGCGGAGACGACTTCAGCCCACCTGCTGGAATAAACAACGTACAGGGTTTTGCTTACGAGTCAACCGGCTCATGCCCAATGACTGATTTGCGTGAAATCGAGACAGGCCAGTATCCAAAGCTTGTAAATCCGTGGAGATTTGAAACCGCTCCAGGTTGGTCAACTCTGCTTCTACCTATGCATTGGGAGCCAAATTCAAATTTTTCTGTTATCCCAGCAATAATAAATACGGACTACTACCATCTGGCAAATATTGTTTTAAACATAACAGGAGATTCTGCTTTTTCAATTAAAGTTGGAACTCCAATTGCACAGCTAGTTCCGTTCAAACGCGATTCCGATTTTAGTGAAATATTGTTTAATGACGAGTCTTACTTCAAGTACGTTGCAACAACCGGATTTGGAATGGGTCACATAGCTCCACATGACGGCACTGCTGGCCCATACAGGAGAGAAAGAATCAGAGTTGATAAGCAGATTTCTGAAGGGGGCGGCAAAAAATGGTGGAAAAAATAAAATCAAAAAAGCTTTACGATGAAAAAGAACTGATACCGCTAGCCATGGTTGAGCAGTTTGCGCTCCACCATCTAGGTGGCGACGTTGAGGTTGCAGAAAAAGCCATAAAAAATTCGCTAACTGCCATGAGTAAAGACGTAGAGTAAAATAGTTACATGAGAATTCAGATTTATGGATGGCCGCTAGCGCCAGGAGATACCCCAGCAACAACACAGGAAGAACTCATGTCGGCCCTGCGCCAAATGAGGGATATTCTTCTCAAGGAGTGCGACTGGACGCAGACATTGGACTGCCCCTTGTCTGATGAGATAAAGAATGATTGGCGTATCTGGAGGCAGGGCCTAAGAGACATAACGGCTACATCGCCATCCCCTCTGCCCTACGTCGTAGACCTGGGTGAAACTCCCCTCCAGGGCAGGCCAGCTTCCTGGGATAACTGGGATATCGATGTTATGGAAGCAACATGGACTGCGTCGTCAAGTGTAAAAGACGCCTTAAGACTGGAGGCCGAGAGTGCCGAGGGTTAAATTTGGTGTAAAAGATGGCATTTCGGTATCAAGCGATGCTGTTCCCGGGGGGTTTGACCTCATACCACCAGGCGTAATGATGCCATATGCTGGCTCAACAGCGCCAGACGGTTGGTTGCTGTGTGACGGCTCTGCAATATCCAGAACAACTTATGCAAATCTTTTTGCCGTACTTTCAACCACTTTTGGCTCAGGCAACGGAACATCGACTTTCAATATCCCAAACACTTCTGGCCGAACAATAGTTGGTGCCGGTACTGGAGCTCGAGACGGAGAGTCTGGCACTGGCGTAATATCAGGTGGAACGGCCCTGACCGCAAGGACGCTGGGTTCATGGACAGGCAAAGAGTCAAACACTATTGCTTCGACCAATCTTCCTCCCCATACGCATGGACTAAGCAGCCATACCCACACAATAACTATTGCCAATAGTTCCCCAACGAGCGGTGGACCGTCAGGCGGCTCGGACTCGGCATCTGCCGGCATAGGCTCTCCATCTCCGTCTGGAACGGCAAGCACAAGCATTTCTCATTCACATGGGACGCAATATACCGGGAGCCACGAACACAGGCTTTACTACGTGATAGACGCCGCTTCCGGTACCGCAAAAGCAAGAGTTTCTGCTTCCGGGACGACGTTGTCAAATACCGGTATCACAACCTTTGAGGCATATCACAACCATACTGTAGATGCAGATAACCCGTATCACAATCACGACATGTCAGACCATCGGCACAGCTCGGACCACTCACACGGTCTTGGCGGGCATACCCACACAACAACCCATGGACATTCGGGAACAACTGATGGACCAAGCACTGCTTCAACAACTGATGGAGCGTTTGCAAATAATGCTGTTGAAAACATTCAGCCTATGCTAGTACTTAATTACATCATAAAGTACTAGTATCTACTGCATGACTAGCATGCGGTTTCACGTTGTTGGATTACCACACACGAATACGACTCTTGAGTATACGGCTTGCGCATATACCGAAAAGGTGCGCAAGTTCTGCATAATGATGAAAAATCTTGGGCACACGGTTTTTCTGTACGGTGGAGAATTCAATGAAGCACCATGCGACGAGCATATTCAGTGCATCAGTGAATGGGATAGAGTAAACGCCGTGGGCGCCAACCACTATTCTTCGGCGTCTTTTGACTGGAATCTACCTCATTGGGTTTCATTCAATACAAACGTAATTAACGGAATACGTGAAAGACTTGAGCATAAAGATTTTATTTGCCTGATAGCCGGTTACGCATCAAAACCGATTGCCGATGCATTTCCAGACGAGCTGAGCGTTGAGTTTGGAATTGGCTATGGGGGCTCGTTTGCCAAATACAAGGTCTTTGAGTCTTATGCATGGATGCATTCTTGCTACGGCTCAAAAGTCACAGACCCCCATGCTCTTGATGGAAAGTTCTACGACACTGTAATACCTAGTTATATAGATATAAAAGATTTT